AAATTATTCTCTGACTATGTAGGGAGAATAGAAATGAATCAAAATACTATATTAACTGATGAAAAAATAATTAATCTCCCAAGAAAAATACAGTCTACATATTTATTGTGGAAGCAGGGCGCGAACATGAAAGAGATGTTACCGAAACCTACATTCTACCGACACCGTAAAGAATTACTTTCTTTCGGAATAGATATTAACTTTTATTGTGAGTCACCGGATTCTAATAACGTTGTTCCGTTGGTTCGTACTCTTGAAGCCAAACCAGCCAAAATTCCATCATGGGTTTATGAGAAAGGTTTAATTTTCGATTATAACCGTATTTCACATGCCAGTAACTGGCATTAAAGGAGAGTGATATGTCTAATTATGGTCTTTTTGTAAAAGGTAAAATGCTTGGTGCTCGCCAGCGTAATAAGGTCAATGGTCAGGGATACTATAATGAAATTGGTGTTGGCTTAGAGATTCCTGATGGTTTTGGCGGCACTAAGCAAGACCAGATTATTATTCGTGTATCTCAGGCTCTTGTTAATGCCGGTGTAATGAATCAGGCAAATAATTTTATCGGTAAGTTAGTCCAGATACCTGTATATGTTCGCGTCTGGTCAATGGAGGGGAGGGAAGGAGTAACTTATAACATTTCATCAGATGGCGGCATTACTGAAATAAAAGGCTGATTATGGATACATCAGGTTTCGATATTCAGTTTGATAATCATATTCCTGAAAATGGTTACCGTATTGAAGGTTATTTATGTAATGCGAACAATGCAAAAGAATGTCAGGCAATAATGGTACGTTCTGAACCATTTCATCAAATTGATTATTCTGCTATGGGAAATTACTGGACATTAGGTTTTGGCTCTGTCCTGCTGCTCTGGCTTTTTTCTGTAGGTGTGGGACAGGTAATAAAGATGGTTCGTACTGCTTGAATGCGAACCTTTTAAAATGTAATGGAGATAGAGTTATGTTTAAAAAAATCGTTAGTTTTCTGGCTGTACCTGCATTAATGGCAGTTTCTGGCGCGACTTTCGCTGCAGAAGGAGCGGCATCAAGTGGTGTTGATTTATCGCCGCTGACGAACAGCATTGATTTCAGTACAGTTCTGGTTGCGATTATGGCCGTTGCTGCTTCACTGGTAACACTTTATGCCGGTGTCGCTGGCGTTCGCTGGGTATTGCGTACCGTTAAATCCGCATAAATTCATTATTCATGGGCGATGCAATATCGCCCGTTTTACTTGAGGTTATTATGGAGATTGAATTATGGAAATTGGGTTCCCTTTTATGGGGGATCGTCTCAGCTTATGTCGTTATTCTTGGGCTAAGAGGCTGACGGTTTATTCCTTTATTTTTTCCTTTCTCTGGGTTTCCTTTCCCCGATATTCATATTCATTTGTACCAGCAATTGCAGCAGTGGCTGCGCGGGCTGTTATTCCTAAAGTCGTTGGCCGGGTGCTTGTTCGTCGCTTTGCTGCCAATGATGCGATTTATACGGCATCACAGCTTACAGCAACCCGTGTTTTTGTTGGCCGCGCTGCGGCTAATGCTGCCGAATACTTGCCTGCTGCCTCATCATACAAAATGAGCGGTGTTGCAACGTGGGCGGGTATTGCTGCTGCTGTATCATCTTTTGTTCCGTCTTCTTTGAGTTCATCTGACGGCTCGGTAATGGTAATGACTAACGGTAAAAAGATTTCCGATAATTTATATGAAGTAACGTACAGTGGTCAAAGTGGTGAAAGTAAGACGATAACCGTTAATTTTGAACCACAGGAATTAAGTCCGGTAATCCTTCATGTTAGTCGTAATAATGTGGATGCGGGTTCTCCAGTTGTAGGTGTTGAAACAGGATATTCCACGCCAGATAATGCACTTTATTATTATCAGGATTCGAAAGAGCTAATTTATTACTATGGTGATAATCCAACTGAAATTGCCAGAAATTATCTTAATGACTATAACTCGCGTACTTATACTGAAACACTAACGAATTTTGAACGCACTGTGACGAATAAAGTTGTCAACAGTAATGGAGATGTATCCTTTACTGAACAGAATTATAAGTTTACTTATCCTTCCTCATTTTATGAAATACCTGAAATTACACACTTGTATAGCAACCCGGCCGCATCTTCATTTCTCGCAGGTATTCCCATGTATGAAAATGTAGCAGGGCTTCCCATGTATTACAGCGTTGCTTATTTAACAGCAGGAAAGCAATATCAGTATCACAACACGCCTTGTAAAACGACTAATCAGTCAAATGGTGGATATTCGACGATTTGCGCCGTTCCTGAAAAAGAGGATTACACCGCAAAAGATATTGATGAAAAGAGTGAGCTTACTATCTGGACCAATACCAAATATAAAGCCATGACGGAAGTACTGGAGGCCGGAAATATTGAGTCCATGATTGATTATCTGGAGTATCTTGATAGTGTTAGTGTATCGCCAGCACTTCTTGCCGACATGATTAACGAGCTGTGGTCTGAAGCTGCCGTTAATGCCGATTATAACGGCTTACCGTTTAAAGAGGTTTCACCGGCTGAAGTAACTTCTGCGATGTCGGAACTTAGGCTATCTCCAACGTTATTAGATATGCTTTCACCTGTATCTGACAGTGCAGGGGCTGACGTCAATATTGATATTACCATTAATAACAACTCAGGATCTGACACTGGAAATAATGGCAATATAGATTTGGGAGAAGATCCCGGTTTAAAAGAGCCTGAGCTTGAAGAAACGCCAACGGCAAGAGATATTTTAACGCCAATTATTAACTTGTTGCCTTTTACAAACGAATTTAACATCGGCTCTCGTTCAGCATCCTGCCCCGTTGTTGAATTCAGCGTGTTTAATCACCAGTACAGAATTGACTCCCATTGTCCGTTAATTGAGCAGAACAGAAGCGCCGTAGAAACCATATTTCTGATTATATGGGGATTTGTTGCGCTCCGTATTATTCTGAGTGCCTAAAGGAGTGCAACTATGTTTGGGATTCTGATTAGTGCATTAAATACTTTGTTAGGTTTTGTATTCCGGTCATTGATTATTAAATTCGTAGTATTCTTTGCGCTGTATTTTGTAGTCCAGGGCTTCGTTGAAATCCTTGTTGAGTTACTGCCAGATTCAAGCAATCTCTCATCGCTGTTTGCCAATTTATCAGACGGATTCTGGTACTTCATTAACCTGAGTAAATTACCACAGGGGATTAGTATGATTATCTCCGCAATGGCTACTCGTTTTATTATTCGACGTATTCCTGTTATAGGGTGAGTTATGGCTATTTCTGCATATATTGGCATACCTGGCTCAGGAAAAAGTTATGAAGCCGTTTGCAATGTCATTATTCCGGCATTTACCAGCGGCCGGAGAGTTGTGACGAACATTTATGGTTTACAAAAAGATAAAATCACCGAACGTTATCCTGATGCAACGGGAGAAATTATTGTTGTGGATAATGATGATGTGCTTAAAGCAGATTTCTTTCCTTTTAAAGGTGGGGAAGGGAGCTTTTGCCAGTTTGGTGATTTAATTGTTATTGATGAAGCATGGCGAATCTTCGGTAGCGATAAGGATATGACGGCTGAGAAGAAATCATTTATTGCTGAACATCGTCATTTTACGCACCCTGAAACGGGTATTAGCTGTGATTTGGTTATTGTAAATCAGTCACTTTCTAATATTGCTCGCTTTCTGAAAGACAAAATAGAAACAACTTACCGGATGCGCAAGCTGAAAGCGTTGGGCCTGAATAATCATTACTGCATTGACGTATATTCAGGCCACAAAATCTATAAAAGCAACCTCGTCACCAGTTATCGCAATAAATATAACCCTGATATTTTTGAACTTTACAAAAGTTATGAAGGAAATAACGGTAATGAAAAGCAGACAGATAAACGCCAGAGCATCTGGAATTCTGGCAAAGTCAGGTTCTTTCTTGTGCTTTTTCCATTGATGTTTATCGGGTCAAGCTGGCTGATTTACTCATTTTTCAGCACGTTTGGCCGAAGCGATCCCTCGCCAGATTTGACTACAACAGATGTACGTGATGCGGCCATGTTTCGTTCTTCCGCTGCTACTCCAGCACCAGATACTCCCTCAGAACCAGCTGAACCGCCACTTTCAACTGAGTGGCGTATATCAGGGAGAATGACCAGTGAAGGCAGGGCGTTTGTGATTCTTGTTAACGGTGCCGGTGTTTTGCGTGCCGTTCCTGCATCCAGTTTTAATTACAAAGGGATGTTGATGAGCGGAATTATTGATGGTGAGCGTGTGACGCTTTATACGGGGAAAAAATAATGAAAAAGATTTTACTTGCATTAACGCTACTATTTTCTTCATGTGCTTTCGCAGGGTCAGAGCTTGAATTAAATAAAGTCAAGCTACCGGAGGCTATTTCTCTTATTTACAGTGAGGTGCTTAAAGTCCCGTATATGCTAGATCCACAGCTTGTTAATGATGAACGAATGATTACATTCAGGTTAACACCTGATATTGATGAACGGGAATTTGTAACCCGTTATCTTGGCAATATGAACATTCGAATATGGACGAAAAAGGGTGTTGATTTTATCGCGCCCTATACGCCGAAAGAGCCGGTTAAGCCACGTTATACATGGACTTATACGCCTCAGTACCGTTCTGTTGCCTACCTGTCTGATATTCTTGGCGGCTACGTTTCAGGCTCCTTCAATAACAGTGGAGCCGTGATTTCTGACGATTCGCTAAAAGGTTCATCAGGGGCAAGCAACTACATCAATCGAACCGGTGATATTCTGGTTTATTATGGTACGAAAGAGGATATCGCCATCCTGAAAACACTGGTCACTTCGCTGGATACGATGAGTGATGAAGTGGTTGTTTCTGGTTATGTTTTTGAGGTTCAGACCTCGCAGTCTGACGGCTCCGGCATTCTTTTAGCGGCTAAAATTCTGTCTGATAAATTCAATATTTCAGTTGGTGCTGCCGGACTGGATAATTTTATCAATATTCGAACCGGCTCCATTGATGCCATTTTCAATCTGCTGAAAACCGACAGTCGTTTTACTGTTGTCAGTGCGCCGCGACTGCGGGTAAAAAATAATGCCTCAGCGTCTTTTTCAGTCGGCTCTGATGTGCCAGTACTGGGCAGTGTTACGGTGAATAACAATACGACAACGCAATCCGTTGAATATCGTTCCAGCGGTGTTTTGTTTAACGTGACGCCATCAATCAAAAGTCGGACAATGGATCTCAAGATTCAGCAGCAGCTTTCCAACTTTGTGACCACTGAAACCGGCGTCAATAACTCGCCAACCCTTATCAAGCGTGATGTAACAACCGAAGTCAGCCTTGCAGATGGTGATATTATTTTACTTGGTGGCCTTGCTGAACAGAAAGACAGTAAGGCCAGTTCCGGCTGGAGCTTCTTCGGTTCCCGTACCAGTGAAAGCAACAAGACTGATATTATGGTGATGCTTCAGGTCAGAAAGGTTGACCGGAGCAGGGCGACGCCCCGCAGCGCCGCGAGGAGCGGTGAACTGTTCCGGGACAACCTAAACTGATTGTATGGATTTTTATTATGGCGTTAACTTTTATGGGGTATGAACAGTACGACATCTTCTAGGTATTCAGTTACTTAGAGGATTTATTATGTCTGTAAAAAATAAGGCGCGTGACCGACTTCCCGGTGGCCGCCTTAAGTCTTATCGTCGTGTAGGTTCACATTTTGCCAGTTGTGCCAGATGGTTTGATAAATCGCCGTCCTGGTATCGCAATATGATGATGACCAGGCCTGAGCGTCGTGAAGTCAGAAGGCTTCTCAATCAGGTAATGCGTGGTCATGATGCTGACGGCATTGCTTTTCCGGTCAGTCATCGTCCGTTTGTTTATTGGTGGTGAATTTCGTACGCACGAAATTTCACGCATAAACACCAGACAAAAAATCGTTAACTGTCTGTTTTGAAAGATAACGCCGGTCAGTGACAAAACTTGTTTTGTTGCTGTCCGGGGTTGGCCAAGCCGTACAGTTTCCATTTTCAGCGTTATGGCTGATTCGGCGCGGCAGCATTCATCGGGGCTTATCATGGGAAAATTCATGACACATCAGGAGCTGAAAGTGATGCTTCTCAAAGATCCAGCATTCCGGCCTGCTTATGAAGCTGAGAGCCAGAACCCGCAATCCGGTTACCAGATTATCCGGCATCATGGTGATGGCACTGAAGAAGTGGTGTTTGATTCTCGTGTATCAGGTACAGATTTACCAACTAACTGGATGAACAGGCCTGATTGGTGAGGTCAGGCCGTTCACTTACTGCTGACAGACATTTGATTCTGATTCGTTTGGAGAAACGGATGATTTTGAATCACTGTCGATAGTAGCCAGTTGACGGCCAGTGTCAACGATTCCCGCCAGATTCTGCCATCCTTACCATTGGTGCGCATAATGTATATTATGTTAAATTGAATTCATGGCGCTAAAAACTCAGCCGATATATGTCGTGAAGCTAACTACGATACGGCCTGTATCGGTATCCTCTCATCAAGCCTCAAAAATCAATATGTAAGAGATGGATATGCAGATGCAGGATTAATCCCCTTCCCTCATTTGAGCCCGGTGACGCTATGTGAAATCGCTAGGGGTATCAATCGCCATTTCCATGCCATTAGAACTACCGATCATGAACGTTAGGAATGGATCAATATCGGAGCCCAAGGTTCTGGGCCCCTCCATGATATTTAGATATTGGAGACTGTAAACGAGATTGTGTAATTTCCCTGGTGTGGCATTTAATATAACGTAAGGTTCCGATTTATATTGGTGATGATAGTCACGTTTTTAGCTATTGATTGCCCTATTTCCCCCTATTCTTCCCTACCTGTGCAACTGAATCCCTGATAACCAGGTCAGCGGAGAACATATTGATTTGAGGAGAGACTTCCCCCTGAGCATGTAACAGCAAAGCGATGTTTGCAGCCCTTCTGGCCATTCGCTCAATCGGGTAATGGACGGTAGTTAATGATGGATAGAGATAGCGGGCCAATACGACATCATCAAAACCAACAATTGAAAGTTGTTCTGGCAGGCTGATGTTTCTTTGATGTAATGACCGCATCATCCCGGCAGCCATCACATCGTTAAATGTCACCACTGCGGTAAAGTTCTGATCACTGGCTAATAGTTTCTCTGCCGCTAATTCGCCCCCCTCCTCATCAAACGGAACACTAATAATCCAATCAGCAGGCACCGTGATCCCCGCGCTGGCCATGGCGGCTCGGTACCCTTCCAAGCGCTGTTTTTTGTCATCAATCGATAACTTGGCTGTGACACAGGCAATTCGGGTATGACCATTCTGAAGTAGATAATGGGTGGAGGCTTCTGCGGCACGGGTATTGTCTAACCAGACACACCGGTTAGCGATAGCGGGTAAATAACGATTAATGAGTACCAGCCCAGGAGTGTGAGCAGCATAGCGCAAGATTTCAGCCTCGCTCATTCGTGTGATGTGCGCAACGATGGCTTCGCATCCTTGATTGATCAAAAAATCGAGCCCTGCTTTTTCCAGTTCTTCCTGATGGCCCCCACTGCAGACCATCAATTTTGCTCCTTTTTTACGAGCAACCTCTTCAACCCCTCGGGCTAAACGAGAGAAGAATGGATCAGCCAGATTACCGGTAAGTAAGCCCAGCATGTTTCCACTTCTTTTAGCCAACGCGAGAGCTGCCGCATTTCGCTGGTAGTTGTACTCACGCATTGCCTTCTCTACACGTTCACGGGTACCTGGCTCTACATAGGCCGTATTATTAAGAACACGACTGACCGTTGCTACTGAAACCCCAGCCCTCAGCGCAACATCTTTCATTGTGGCCACACGTCACTCCCCATTTAGGCACTCTCTTTAGCTGTTTTATAACCACCGAACATCGATAGCAACTCATGTCACCACAACACCATTGAATGTATGTGTACAGCACTGGCATGTCATCGGAATATCTTCTGCACTCAGTGATGGATTCACCTTTTGCAATATACCTGCGTCATCAACATATAAGCCATGATAAAAACAGGTATCGCCACAACGGACATAGTCGCGCTGTTCATGTGAGTGCAATGCGACCATCCAAAAAATCGGCTCAGGTTTATCAAGGCGTTTCACCGCATGACTGTATACCTCATCCCATTGCTGGCCCACTTTAGTCAGCAGAAACATAAACAGCGGGGAGTAATCCAAGCCTCGTTTCTGCTTACCATGCATTGATGCACGCTGTGGCATGTTCTCATCTGTTGCTTTCTGTTTATACCGTTCCCAACGATATTCTGCGCCTGGGTTGTTTGAGCGGTGACGTGTGGTGGTGTTAACTCTTCGATATAGCTTTTTAGCGGTATTTTCCTGATGTATGCGCATCAATGGTAATCCATTACTTTTAGCTGATTAGACATAAAATAAAACCTTTGGCGCTGGTGATAACCCGCCTCCTCAGTCTCAATAATGATTAAATGACACCGCTGACTCACTGGTTTGGCTCATCAGCGGTGAGAGATAATAACTTACTCTGACATCACAAACGGTGATGTATATTTGTCGACATTCGCTTTTGTGATCAACATACAGTCAAAAAGTTGTTTTTCACCCCGAGCGCCCGTTTTACCGGTTTTGAGGAAATTATCCGCCTGTTCAATGGCTTTTGCTGAAAAAACAGCGACCGGTTGCAACACAGTATAAGCCAACGTACCGGCTTTCACGGCATCCACCGCATCTGGTGAACCATCAAACGCCCCTACTTTCACTTGGTCGATTTTGCCGGCTTCCTTCAACGCGGCAATGGCCCCGAGCGCCATTTCATCATTCCCGCTGATAACCCCTTTTATGTCCGGATTTGCCTGAAGCATTGACTGCATTTTGTTGTATCCCTGAGTACGATCCCAGTTAGCCACTTCTTTACCGACCCGTTTGAGGTCTGGATACTGAGACAGTACGCTACTGTAGCCGTTGGCCCGGGTGGCGGCGTTGTTATCTGACGGCGCACCAACCAGTTCAACATATTTGCCGGAGTCTCCTACTGTTTTAACCCACTGTATGGCACCCAGCGCGGCACCCTGCGCATTGTTGGAGACCAGTTGTGCTTTGGCAAGGCCGCTTTGGTTGAGTTCAGCGTTAATTATAAATACCGGGAGTTACATGTGCGTTGGCTGCTTTCGTTCACTCCAGTCCGCCTTCCTGTGATTCGAATTATTGTGGGTATATGTCTCTGCAATAAGTCATTATTAATA